TACAAACACTGACCGATACTGAAATAGAGGTGGGGCAATCCATCACTGTTAGCGCTATCGGTGCACCCTTTAACGGCACCTTTGTGGTTTATGCCATGCCCAAGTATGAGTACATCGGCATAGACACTGAAGGTGATTTGTTATTCAATAGCAATGTCAGCATCCCTAACCAGGTGCTCTTTGCTTGTACTGGTGCTGATGTTGGCCGCATTGCATCGGCTGGCACTATCACTTACACGCAAGATTGCACATGGATAAGCATTTCGCAGCTAGTGACATATCTTGGCGTAGATATTGTGAACCCAAGCGATGACTACACGCTCGCTACGCAGGCTCGAAACGCTGCTAACGATTTTGCATATCGGCGTAGGCAAGAGTCTGGCTATTTTGATAGTCTGACCACAAGCCCGGGCCACGATTGCACGCTGGGTACGCTTATGTATGCAGCTGCATTGTGGCGCGCGCGAGGCTCAGTCCAAGACACCTTTGCCACGTTCGATGGTATGGGCTCAGCGCCCGTCAGTGCCATGACACCGATGATTAAACAGCTCTTGGGCATAGACCGCCCACAGGTGGCTTAATGCCTGCCACAGGGCTTCTGAACGAGGCTATGCAAGACCTGAAGGCCACACTTACAGCCGTGACAGGCTTACGGGTAGTTAGTGACCCCACAAAGATTGTCCCTAACTGTGTCTTTCTCGATGCACCTAGTTTTGAGACAGTTGCTGGTGGTGGCAACATTGTGCGCGTGACCATCCCAGTGCGTGTTATTGGCAGTGGCACCGCAGCCCAAAATGTGCTTGAAAACATCCTAAGCATCGTGGCCACAGTCGTTGGCTCAAGCGTTGTCATCATGGCAGGCCAGCCGTCATCACTAGAAATAGGCGGCGCTACCTACCCTGCCTACGATCTACAAATGGCGATGCAGGCACAGAAGCAATGACATACACAACTGCAGTAGTATTATCTGCTAGAACTATAAACAGATACGGCACCCGGCACCGTTTAACACAGGAGAAATAAACGTGCCTACTTCCACATATCTCACTAACCCAACCGTCAATCTCTCCCCAACCACTGGTGGTGCAGCTGTTGATTTAACTGATCAGTGCCGTAGCGCCACTATCACACTTGGCGTGGACAGTCTCGAAAGCACCGCTTTTGGCGATACTGGCCATCGCTTTGTGCCGGGCCTGCAGACCGTATCGGTAGAGCTTGAGATGTATCTCAGCTATGGCGCTGGCGAGGTCGAAGCGACACTGTTTGCCAACTTGGGCACAGGAACTACACAGCTAGTAATCTCGCCATCAGGCACATCAGAGACAGCCAGTAATCCAGAATATACGATTATTAATATGCAATTAGTTGATTTTACACCGATAACAGGATCTGTGGCAGAGCTCAGTATGGTCACAGCGTCGTTTGTTGGCGGCACCTATGCGCGAGACATCACACCCTAATTAACCAAAGGAACCCGACATGAAATTAACCCTTTTAGTGGATGCTGGCGAAGGCCCGTACCAAGTGCAAACCAGTCTGTACGTCATTGTGCAGTGGGAACGCAAATACAAGCGCAAGTCAAGCACCATAGGTGAGCAAGGCATAAGCATTGAGGACTTGGCCTTTATGGCGTACGAGTCATCTAAAGTTGCTGGCATCACAGTGCCAGTCGTGCTCGATGACTTTATTAAACGCCTAGTGATTTTAGAAGTGGTGGACAATGATCCGGCAAACCCTACCCAAGCGGAACCTACCGCAATTCCCTAGCCAGTCTCTTAGTAGCCACAGGCTGGTGGCCACCTGCTGTAGAGTTTGATATTGCTGATCTGAACACCACGATTAAGCTGTTAAACGAAAGCCGCAAGCCATGAGCCTAGAAACAAGCGCCGAAATTACAGGCTTGAAACAGGCACTGTCAGAGCTAAGCAAGTTAGACAAGTCAGCGCGCTTTAAGGCTGCCGCCAAGATTAAGGCCAGTAGTCCGGCAATGCTTGAGGAAGGCCGTAAGCAGTTTCCGTCAGAGATTGGCGTAAGCATGATTCGTGGTTGGGGCAACAAAGGCAGGCTGGGCTACAACAAAACTGCTGTGGACAAAGGTGTGCAAATCATGGTTGGCGGGCGCGCTCGATCAGGTGTAACACCATTAGTAACGCTGGTGCAGAAAAGCGCAGCTGGCGCAATGTTTAGCCAGGCAGGTACAAAAAATAACAGCCAATTTTCTGACTTGCTGGCCAATGTTTTTGGCAGACCCCAGCGCGGCTTGTGGCGCTCACGTGCTTTTATTGCAGAGCAAGGCACCGCTGACATTATGAAAGCCGTTGATGAAGTTATCGCTGACGCTAATCGAGCATTACAAGCAAGGACATCTGGCTAATGGCTATCTACCTACCAATCGTTACGCAATTCAACCCGAAGGGACTAAAGGAGGCCGAGAAGGGCTTTCGCGATTTGGAGGGCGCGCAGGCCAAAGCGAAATATGCGTTGGGTAAAGCCAACAAATACGCAGCTGTGGCGCTCGGTGGTTTAGTTGCTGGCCTTGGTGATGCTGTCAAGGGTGCGATGGAAGATGAGCAAGCACAGGCAATGCTGGCGCGTCAGCTACAGAAAACTACTGCAGCCACTGACGCACAAATTGCTGGTGTTGAAGCGTACATAACCCAGCAGGGCAAGTTAAAGGGCGTAACAGATGACGAGCTACGCCCGGCAATGGCTGGGCTGGTACGTGCCACTATGGATATCGAGGAAGCCCAAAAAGCTGCCAACTTGTCTATGGATATTGCAGCGGCTAAAGGCATGAGCCTTGAAACAGTGACTAAGGCTATAGAAAAGGCGTATGGCGGCAACATGACTGCCCTTGCGAAACTGTCGCCAGAGCTACGCGAGATGATTAAAGACGGCGCAAGCATGGAAGAAGTTATGGCTGAGATGGCTGTCACTTTCGGTGGTGCCGCTACTGATTCTGCTAACACTGCTGCAGGCTCTATGCAGCGTTTAGGTGTTGCCCTTGGTGAAGCCAAAGAAGGTGTAGGCGCTGCACTGCTGCCAATACTTGAAAAGGCTCTGCCAGTCTTGCAATCGTTCGCCACGTGGGCACAAGACAACCCGACACTGATTACTGCTGTCGCTGTTGCTTTTGGTGCTTTAGCAGCTGCAGTTGTTTTAGTTAATGCAGCCATGGCCCTTAACCCTGCAGTGCTGATTACGGCTGGCATTGTTGCCCTAGGCGTTGCCCTAGTTATGGCTTACAAAAGGTTCGATACTTTCCGCGCTGTAGTTAATGCTGTCGTTAATCAGGTGGCGCGTAATTTTGAGTTTATGGCTAACGCTTTTATCACCATGATTAACGTAGTTATTAAGGGCATTAACTTGATTAAGCCTGGCAAAGATATCGGCTCACTTGGTCAAATTAGCCTTGGCCGTTTAGGTGGCGAAGGTAGCGCAGCTGGTGGCGCTAACCCTGCAGGACTTGACTACAAAGCCATGGCTACCGGGGGCATTGTCCGTTCCCCAACATTTGCCCTCATAGGCGAGGCTGGCCCCGAAGCTGTTGTGCCATTAAACAAAGCTGGTGGTTTGGGTATGAACATCACAGTAAACGCTGGACTGGTATCTACACCAGACCAAGTAGGTCAGGACATTATTGCAGCCATCCAAAAGGCCCAGCGCCGTAGCGGAACGGTATTTGCACCAGCATGAGCGTTCCTACAATGCAGGTGCTCGTGGGCTTTCAAAGCACCACTGGCTTTGGCACACCCTTTCAACTAAACGATGCTTTCTATGGTGTTTTAGACACTGCAGGCCGCGGCACATTAGGTGGCTTGACCTTTGTTGATCTCACAAGCCTTGTAGAGAATGTCAGCATTACCCGTGGCCGTTCACGCCAGTTAGACCAGTTCAATGCTGGCACAGCTGTTATTGCTTTTGACAACGCCAGCCAAGTGCTGAACCCAAGCAACACGGCCAGCCCTTACTACCCGTTTGTGTTGCCACGATGCCCAGTACAAATACTTGCCAATGGCATACCGATTTACACAGGCCTGATTACTGACTGGAATCTTGACTACGACATCAGTAACCAAGACATGATGTACGCGTCATGTTCTGACCAGTTCACAGTGCTTGCTAACCAGTCGCTAAACGCTGTTGCTACGACAGTGCAGACCAGTGGTGCACGTATTACTACTGTGCTGGATTTGCCAGAGATTAACTATCAAGGCGCTCGATCTATTGACACAGGCTCATCTACCCTGGGCGCTTTCAGTATTAGCCAGGACACTAACTGCCTTAACTATCTGCAGCTGGTAAACACCAGCGAGCAGGGCTATCTGTTTATGTCTGCTAATGGCACGCTGACTTTTAAGGGTAGGTCTAGTGTTCTCAACCCTGTGGCTGGCGCTACTTTTAACACTGATGGCACAGGCCTTAGGTATCAGTCGCTAATTAACCAATTTGGTGACGAGTTGCTATACAACTACATAGTGACCCAATCGCCAGCAGGGGCAAAACAAGAAACCAGCGACTCGGCCAGCATTGCGCTTTATCAGGCTCAGCAATACTCACTGACGGACTTGCTTAACAGCACGACCACAGAAGTTGCAGCTCTTGGCAATTATCTGCTTGGCAAGTACAAAAACCCAGTGCTGAGGTTTACCGGGCTATCTACCGAAATGTCAGCGCTATCGGCCACTGACCAAAACATTGTGCTGAACCTTGACATGACCAGTATTTGCACAGTGGTTAAAAACTTTGTAGTAGGCACCCCAGCGACCGAGACACAGACGCTGATTGTGTCGGGCATTAGCCATAACATCACACCCGGCAGCCATATTGTGTCATTTGTTTACGAGTCCACAGACGGCAACCAGTATTTCACCCTCAACGATGCCATTTTCGGTACTCTTAGCACAACCAATCTTTTAGCCTTTTAAGGGGAGACAATCATGGCAACATTCGGAACATACGTATCGGGTCAGATTCTGACCGCTGCGGAATTAAATGCGGGGTTACCGACATGCGTACTCACTAACACTTCGGTCTCACTTGTGGCAGGAACGGCACTACAAATCCCATTTACTACGGAACTTACCGACCCTTACGGTTGGCATAGCACCAGCGTTAATACTTCGCGTATTACGCCAAACATTGCAGGCACTTACCTTGTCACGATGCAAATAAACGACGTTTCAGGCACCACTCGTGCGCTTCTTGCTCTTTACAAAAACGGGGCGGTAACAGCACCGCCAATCGGAACAGACACGACAGGAATTATTGACGACTTCAACAGCGTTGGCTTTGCGACAGCTAACGGGACCACTGATTATTTTGAAATGACTGCACTTGTCACAGGATTGTCAAAAACAGCAACCGCACAATTCACCGTAACAAGAATTTCATCGTGAGAAAACCCTTGATTCTATTGGTGTTTTTAGCATCGCTCACCGCTTGCGCAGACCGTGAACGCCTTAACTGCCCACCAACCAAAAACAAAGCCTTACGCGGAATAACCGAAACAGTCGAAACAACCGTCGCACCGCTTTACGGCACAGGAGGAAAGTGCGTATGAAAATGAGACCACGACTCACCAACTCAGAAATCAAAGCAAGACTCGTATTGTTCATCGCAGTCGGCCTTGTATTTGTATTTGTGTTTTCAATTATTGCAATGCTGATCAATCTTCTTTATGTGACACAACCCGTAGAGATGTCTCAGATGGACGCTGAAACGTGGAAGACCCTAAATCCTCTACTAATGACCCTCGGTGGAGCGCTCGTGGGGGTCGTCGCGGCAAATAATCTCAAAGACAAAGAACCACCACAAGAACCGCCAGCACCATGAAATACACCGGGTACGACAAAACAGCCACAGCCAAAATGGCTGGCACTGAAAAATTTGTTAATCTCTGTTCTCGCCGTTGGGCCTTTACAAACCTAGGCACGCTAGTGGTCAGAGAAATGCGATCAGGGCAAGGCATGAGTGTGCACGCAACAGCCCGAGCTTGTGACATTGGTTTTAAGGACACAAAAGAAGGGCGCGCTGCAGCTGTGCAAGCAATGCAATGGTTTGTTAAGTACTACAAAGAGCTAGGCATTGAAGAAGTACACGACTACGGCGGCCTAATTAACGGCACGTGGCAAGGCTGGAGATGCAACAGAAACGGCAAGCCAGGCTGGAAAAAGTGGACTGATACCAACAATGGTGGCTCAAAAAACGGGCGCTGGATTCATGTAGAACTTGCGCCACAATCAAATGGTGGCCACGCTGAGGATGGCGTAGCCCTAGAGGCTGCATGGCGCGCACTGCCTAAGCCATAAAGGATTCCCAGACACTGTTTGAGCAGTGCTGGGGCTAGGTGGTGGGTACTTTGTTTCCATTGGGTATCCACCACCGACTTTCTAAATTGTGTAAAGTAACCACCGCTACTCAAATAGCAGAAAGTCAGAGGAAACATGACATACACCGACCTACCACTATTCCGGGCTACAGACCCCGAAACGTCACGGCAAATTAGCCCGATACGGGTGGGAACCCATCGAGCGTTACTGC